AAGGATAGTCAAGACATCAGTCAAGTCCTCACGATTAGAAACACCAGAACCAGTATTGGTGGTGTCGAATGTATTTGAGAATGACATTATAAGTAATTATTAATGAGTTATTATTTAGCGGCGTGAAGCCATTTTAAGTTTTCTAAGGGCGGCGAAATCATTTGCACTACCTGTACTTTTAAACCTGGCTTCTAATTCTTTTAAAGCCTTGGCGGTTCTTCCTGTACTCTTTTCAGATTGAGCAGCTGATGGATTACCTGTCTTAGGAGGATTAATTGAAGGAGCTACCTTCTTGCTTGTTTCTACTGGCTTACGCCCATAGATACTATTTGTTGCATGAGCAAAGAAATAATCAAGCTGTGACGCTACATCGGGTGCTTCTTTTTTTAAGACGTTTTTTAACTTCTTGAATCTTTCATCACCAATAGTAGCCTCGTACTGCTTCCGTAAATCATTGTCTTCTCCTTCTAGCCAAGAAAGTTCTTCTTTAGCACGTTGACTAAAGGCTTCAGCAAGTTGCTGCCCTTGTTCTTGTGCTTGTAGAGATTTTAATTGGTCAGGAAGAAAAGTCTTTTGTGCTTTACGTGCCTGCAATAGGGACTTACGCACATCAGCTTTTGTTAAATCTTTACCATCTACTTCCGTTACTACATCATCAGCAGCGTAACCATCACTTTCAAAAAGAATATCTTCAGCCCATTCAACAATATTTTCTACTTCAACAGCTTTTTCTTGTAATGATTCAATTGAATCAAGATTACTAAAAGGATTGTTTTCAATTTTTTTATTGTTTTCTAATGGGTTTGGCTTCTCTTGAAGTCTTGATTCTAACTGTTTGATTTGAGCTTCAGCAGCTTTACGTTTAGCAGTCAATTCACCGAATCGAGCTACTGCACGGCTACCTAGCTTCTCAGATAGTTCACGCAAATCCTCCTCGGACATATCGTCCAGGTCCAACTGTGAAAGAACATCTTCGGATTCAGGTTCTTCAGTTTCAGCAACCTCTTCGGTTTCCTCTACTTCAGCTTCTGGCTCTGCTTCTACTTCTTGAGTTTCTTCCTGTTGCTCTTCAGCTTCAGGAGTCATTTCACCAAGTCTCCGCATTGCAAAATCCGTGACGGATATATTAGTATTGTCCGCTGTATTTTCTACTGCATCAGCGTTCGCAGTTTCGATTTCGTCTGTCATAATTTGTCCACTCATTAACGGCGAGCGATGCCGATGGACGGATTATAACATAGGGTGTTACATATAATCTGTGTAAACCTTTTTTAACTTATCGAAACCAGCCATCTGTATTATTTGGTCATACGTAATAATACGTCCTGATACTTGCTGTATTTGCTCAGTTGGAGCCTCATGGAGTTCTTGTATTGTCTCCTCACGTAGTTCGTGAATCATTTTAACAAAGCGAGCAAACGCCTCGTATTCATGTAGCTTTTCTATATCGTCTTGGATATTCATAAATTATTTAGCAGGAACAAACGCCATTGTATACATTCGTGATGCTTCTCTTCGTCTATCAGTATGAGCTTTTGTTTTCTTTGGTCTAAGAAATATATTTTGAAATCCATCGGATAGTTCTACTGCATCCCTAGAACTGGCAAATAGCTTTCGCAACTTTTTCGCATTACCAAATCCTAGAAATTCTTGTTCATCACCATATATAGCATCATGCACATATCTTACCTGAGAGTCAGCACTATCTTCTAACCCTTTTCTTTTTAAATATTTTGCATACTGGGGTTTATGAAAATCAAATTGGAACAATCCTCTACCAGGACCACCGCCACCTTGTTTTTGTAGATAATCAAAACTGTTTCCAGTCTCGACATCTATATTACCCAACATGGCAGTAATAGCATAAGGATTTTCTGCACCAAAATATTTTATCAATGTTTTGGCTGTACCTACTATTTGATTATGTTTCTCAGCTTGCTTTTGTCTTTTCAGAGCAATATCGCTTACCGTTTTGTTATCTACTTGTGCTGGAGGTAAGTCCATTATAGATTCTGTGTTTGAATGTCACCCATTTGTGCAGGCTGTGTACCTACACGACCAATCTGAGCGTTCTGTGCTTGTTGCATTTGGAACGTATATTGTCCAGCGTATTTTTCAAGGCGAGCACGGAAGGCTTCATCCTGTTGAGCACGTTGAGCAACGTCAGGTTGTTGAGTGTATTGCTGAATAACTTGCATTGCAATCTGTGCACCAGCTGGTCTAGCTGGCATTTCAATACCTGCAAAGATTTTAGCAAGGTCATCAGTTACATCTTTGACCACTTGTTGCTGTGCTGTTTCAACTGGTTGCAGAACTGCATTAGCCATAACAGGGTCAATAGCTGAAGCGGCAACATCAAGTAAAGAATCAACATTAAGTCTACCATTTGCGTTCAATGAGTTAAGTTGCACGAACTGTGATAGTTTCTTTTCAACAGTTTCTGGGTCAGTATTTTGAACATCAAAGTTAATCATAATGTCAAAGTTTTCATCAGGATTGCCCTTATTCATTGTTTGAGCATCAGGTATACCTGTAACTTGAAAAAATACTTCATCGGGTCCAAATCGTTGGAAACATTTAAACGCCATACGTAGAACCTCTGCTGTGTGGCTAAGGAACTTGTCAACTAAAAATTGTTTTCGTATTTGGCTAATACTTGAAGTTTCATCCAATCCAACAAGTCTATCCGCAAGCTGAGTCAATGTATTTTCCATTTCAACAGAACCAGAATTGTAAGCTGGTGTTGGAGCAAAGTCCAAGTCACCCTTACGGCGATACGGAATCATTCGTCCTGGACCCCAATCAGTAGGAGCCTGTCCAACTGGATGCAGAATAGGGGGTAAAGTAGCTAGGCTATTGCGGTCAACACGTGAATCACGCTCAACCTTTACTTGGTTCTGAATGCCACGAAGAACTGAGGGAATAGTCATGGTGTCGTAAAGACGCTTGCTATCTTCTGATAACTTAGTCACAACAACAGGATAATCCTCGTATCCGTTTAGTAATTCAAACTTAGCATAGCCCTGTACTATTTCATTGCCAGTAAAATCTTTATGAAATACAGTACAATAAATTCCTTCTGAGCCATCTTCTTGGTCAATAAGGCGTTGGTATCCATAACAGATTTCAATTAACTCTTCTGCTTCGTAAGCGTTGTCAGTAAGACTTATACTACGGCGACCTTCTTGTTCACGTTCAATACTATCAATATTAACGCCACGATACTTTTCAATAACGTAATCAACGAAGTCCTCATCCCATCCATCAGTAACTACTTTGTTTTCTAGTTCTTGTGGTGTATAGTACGTACGCCAAAAACAATAAGGTGCTCTTTGAGGGTCCGTAACATAGGGAGGAAAGAAAAAGTCACCATCAGGTGCTAATGTCTTAACATCAGGTGCGTTTACTTGTCTACGTACAATAGGTAACTCAGCTACTCCATTTTTACGTAATTCTTTAATAGCTTTTTTAGAACGCTTTTCTGTAGTCCCTGGGAATACATTTTGCATTAAAATAATTAACTCTTCATCCATTTCTCCGCTAGTAATAGCATCAGCTACCTCTGGGCTTATTTGAGAAATTTGATTTAAATTTAGTTGCTGCAAAAATTTCCTATCCTCACGTTGCCAACCAACGTAAGTAATTAGTATACCTCGCTCAAGTAAATAGTTAGCTCCAAGTTCCATCTCACGGTAGAATCGAGGGATGTACCCAGATGACACCATCCACTTCAGAAATCCTGACACGAGACGGCTTCTCGCAATGTCACTACTTTCTACAGGGAAAGCCTTAACATTCGCTCTATTGAGTGAAGCCATAAAAAGAGAAACAAGACGAGTAATACGCTCGTCAATAACGTGACATTCCATATCAGAAGCACCATCCCAGGGAAATGCGTCAGCTCCGTGCTTACGGTGGTCACGGCTTTTTCCAGACCACCAATTGCGGCGGTCATCGTATGATGTGCGACAAAGGTCAAAATATGACTCCAGCTCTACGACCGTTTGGTCATAGGCATAATGAAGAGTTTTAATATTGGGTTCATCACTAACATAAGTAAGTGACGTAGAGACAGTTTCATTCTGCATTTTTATTATCTAGTCGTCTTTGTAAAGATTTGAGTAAGCGTATAGTGTAACTCGATGATATGCCGATTATATCACATAGTTCACCATTATTCATAGGAACAGATGTTTCATGCATAACTGACCGCCTAAATATTTCCCATGAAGCAAGTCTATCGCTTTGCTCCCTGCACCAATCACGGTCCAATGTTAGTTTATCGCTTTCCAACATATCGGTAGCTTATTCCATTTACGTCCTCAATAGCTTCGAAAGTAATCTCCTTCTTTACTAGCTTTCCTTGCCACTTACGTGGAACCAATACATTGACACGTTTACGTATCTCTGGGTGCAGTACACTTACGTACTTTGGGTTCGGGCAATCATTAAGAACTATTCCCTTGAAGTGCTTAGGAATAATTTCAGTAATCATAAAGGCATCCTCTAGGATTGCTGTACCTTCTTCTGTTACCCATGTGTTCTTGCCTCTGCCTGTTAGACTGCCTTCTGGAAGTTTTTCTTTAGCTATTTGCATAGCCTCCTCAAATTCAACTTCCTGTTCTTCTGCTATCTTAATTAGTTTCTTCTTAGCCATTAGTATCCTCCTTTGCTACGGTTTGTAGCGTGCATATCATTTGATGTAAAATAATCAGGACCCATTCCTCCATTTGACATACGCAAATATCGCAGTATATCAAAGAAGTCCTTGAGTGCCTCATCAGCTTTACCTACTGAGTTATAGTTAATGATGCTATCAATCAAGTTCTCGCAGTCCTTGTGAACATAACAGCGAGGTCGATTGGCTTCATCAATATCATAGTTAGGATTGTAATTGAACCACTCGTCCAAAGCAGTACAACCAATCTGTTCTTGTTGACCATCGGATGGTATGAAACTCATACCGTAGTCATAAAATCTAGTGAACAAATCAACATTGTTCTCATTCTCCTTGGCAAAGAAACGTGAATCCCCAATTCGCTCCATTACTTCTATACCGAGGTCCTCTTCTATTTCCTTGAAGAGTTCGCAGTAACCTTCAACGTCCAGTCCTATCTTCTTGGCTGCTGGTCCGTATCTCCACTTGGGGTCGCCAAATAGAGCCCATTCCCCATAAGTGGCTCTGTCAGGGAACTCTTTTCTAATATATACCTCATCATTCTCTGTGACACCAGCCCAGAGTGCTACATAATTACGTGCGAATGCGGGGTCAACTACCTGGTACCAAGTCATGCTATC